CATTCTTTCAGTTCACTTCGCACTTCATTCACAGTGGACTCTAGTGCGAAGAGACTGTCATCGCCCACAGTGTGTACCTGACGCGCTCGTCCTCTCGTCATCGCTCTAATTAGAATCCAATTAACTATGGATCCAACGATGGCCGTGAAGCGCGAGCCCGAAGGTATACCTGTGTGCTTAATAAAGACTCGTCCATCAGGCATGACGATTGGCGTATGTATGAAGTAATGTTCCAAAAGATCGAACACCCCTTCATACTTGCCCCCAAAAGCCTTTCGTATTAGCCTGAAAACAAAGCGAATTAGGAACCGCGGTACAGTGGAGTCAAAACGCGACCAGTCTAGACCCACTACGGTGCCAGCTCGCTTTGCGTGATCAAGCGCGATAGCTACCCAACGGTTGGTACGTGGGAGTATCGGCGCGTTCCGGCGTAAAAGTACCTCCTGGTACACGTCAGCGAAGGCCCCCTCGATGAGATTAATCTCAAAGGGGTAGCCCCACACTAACCGGACCTTCGGACGACTACGAGGAGCCAATTGAGTACGCAGATAGGCTATACATGGTGGCAGTTGGCAGTAAGGCTGCCTCCTACGCTGAGCTCGATCAAAAATGGTCTGGGCACGCGCCAGTGCCTCAACGTACACATTAAAATCTGTACGTTTACCCGACCGACCAAATAACCTCCATGTGGCCCCTGGAGATGAAGGTTCAACAGAGACCTCATTAAGAGGTTTTGGTTCGAGCCCTTTCGCGCCGAAGACGGCATAAGCCTCATTCATAGCGATCTGAAGACGTGCTTTCACGTCTTCATCCAAGCTGGACCAAGCTATGTCACCATGGTCATATCGTGCCAGACTTTCGTATAACAACTCAAGAGTGGCACCTGACCTGGTGTAGTTGCGTGCGTAGTCCCGTACCTCCTTTCCAAACACCATTTCAGTTAACTGCGCCGCTCTTCGGTCCACCACGTGTCCGGTCCTGACACTTGCGAGCATGGGTCGCAGTGGTTGATCAGAGACTAGCTCAGCCTCTGACAGGCCGGAAGCCTTCGCGTTCGTAACCCGTACGTAAAGCATACTTTACCTCCGGTGCATTTAGCATGCACAGC